GCCGTTGATGGTGTCAAAGCTGCCATTGAGGATGAGGCTGCACAACTTAGATTAGCCAATGCCCTAAAGACCGCCACAGGGGCTACTGATGCCCAAATAAAGGCAACTGAGGACATGATCCTTCAAACATCTCTGGCAACAGGCGTTGCTGATGATCAACTTAGACCAGCCATGCAAAGACTTGCAGTCAGCACAAAAGATACTGGTGAAGCCCAAAGATTATTAAGCCTTGCTTTAGATATTTCCAAAGGTAAAGGAATTGAATTAGAAACAGTTGCCAATGCTTTGGGTCGTGCTCAAGATGGCAATACCACAGCTCTTGGCAGACTTGGACTTGGTTTATCTAAAGCAGAACTTTCAACTTTAACATTTACTCAGGTGCAAGAGAAACTATCTGATCTTTATGGTGGCGCAGCAGCTGCAAATGCTGAAACCTTTCAAGGAAAGATTGATCGCTTAAAAATTGGTTTTGATGAGGCTAAGGAAAGTCTTGGCTTAGCATTATTGCCACAGGTAGAAAAGTTTATTAATTATCTAAACACAACTGGCATTCCTACATTAAATGGTTTTATTGCAGGATTAACAGGTGATGAGGGATTGAGCGCAGGATTAACTGAAACACAACGGAGTGCAGAAAATTTTGGAATGGCAATTACTAGTATTGCAGGCAAAATTTCTGGATTTATTACATTTGTGCGTGAAGCAATTGGCTTGGTTGTATCACTTGCAAATGAACTTATTAAAGTTGGCAATTTTCTCGGATTAAAAAATGAATTGTTAATAAATCCAGCCCCATCCGCTGCTGGTATTCCACAATTGCCACAAACTCCAAACGCTCGAGAAAGCCGATCAAGCGGAACGACAGTTAATAACATTACAGTTCAGGCATTAGACAGCGAAACCGCAGCTAGAGCAGTTACTAAAGTAATAAATCAAAGCGCAGCAAGATCAATTCCAGCGTTGAGTGGTAGAAGCGTTAGAGGCGATTAATGACTGCTTGGTCGCCTGATTGGAAACTTACTGTCGCAGGAACTGATTACACAAACATAGCAATCAGCGATATTCAACATGAAGCTGGTCGAACCGATATTTATACTCAACCAGCCCCATCTTACATGCAGGTAACTTTGGTGGCTTTATCGGGTCAAACTTTGCCATTTGAAATTAACGATAGTTTTGCTTTACAAGTCAAAAACAGTTCAGGAACTTATGTCAATTTATTTGGTGGAGATATAACTGATTTAACTGTTGAGGTCGGTGCGTTTGGCGGTGTAGCCAAAGTTACTAATTACACAATCCTTGCAATGGGATCTTTGGTAAAGTTAGCAAGAGAATTGTATTCTGATGCAGTTCCACAAGATGAGGATGGCAATCAGATATACGGAATTCTTTCAAGCGTATTGCTCGGAAGTTGGAATGATGTGCCAGCAGCTGAAACATGGGCAGGTTATGATCCAACGGAAACATGGGCGCAAGCTGTAAATCTAGGACTTGGCGAAATTGATCAGCCTGGACTTTATACAATGCAAAGTCGAGGTAGCGGTCAAACGCCAAATACTATTTACAACATTACAAGCCTTATTGCAAATTCAGCTTTTGGATATTTGTATGAGGACAACCAAGGCAATATTGGTTATGCAGATGCAGATCATCGTCAAACTTATTTGTTAGCAAATGGTTATGTTGATCTTGATGCCAATCATGCTTTAGGTTCAGGACTATCAACCATTACTCGGTCAGGTGATATTCGAAATGACATTATCATCAATTATGGCTCAAATTTTAGCCAAGAAAAAACTGCATCATCAGCATCATCAATTGCACTTTATGGTTACAAAGGTGAAAGTATTAATTCAACAATTCATTCAGCAATAGATGCTCAAGCTGTGGCAGATCGCTATATCGCTCAAAGAGCGTTCCCACAACCAGTATTTCAAAGCATTACTTTCCCATTAACAAATCCTGAGATTGATAATTCAGATAGAGATAACCTTCTTGGGGTCTTTATGGGTCAGCCATTAAACATTCAAAATCTACCAGCTCAGATTTCAGGCGGAGAGTTTGAAGGTTATGTTGAGGGTTGGCGTTGGAGCACTAGGTTCAATGAACTGTTTTTAACAATAAATCTTTCACCAGTCAGTTACAGCCAAGTCGCTATGCGATGGAATACTGTGCCTGTTGGTGAGCGTTGGAACACTTTATCCACAACTTTGACATGGGAATACGCTACAATCGTATCCTAAGAATAGGACAATATGGCAACCACTACTAATTATGGCTGGACAACACCAGACGACACCGCGCTCGTCAAGGATGGCGCAAGTGCTATTCGCACACTTGGTTCATCTGTTGATACCACCACAAAAGCATTAAACCCTTCAACAACTCTTGGCGATATTGAATATCGTTCATCGACTGCCAATACAAACACAAGACTTGGAATTGGCTCAACTGGTCAAGTTTTAACAGTAAGTGGAGGGGTTCCTGCATGGACTACTGTTGCTTCTGGTTCAACTTATGTTGGAGCAAGCGCATACCTGACAGCGGCTCAAAGTTGCGCAAATAACTCATTTGTAACTCTAAATTTTGATGCTGAGAATTTTGACACTGATGGTTTCCATAGCAACGTAACCAATAACTCTAGATTAACTGTCCCAACAGGTAAGGCTGGAAAATACTTGGTAAATTTTCAAGGTGCATTTGATTTTAATGGCGTAGGCGTTCGCTATGCATTCATTACATTAAATGGAAGCACTAATCTTGGAAAGGTTCAATTAGCACCAGCGGGTGCTTCCGATGGGTGGTTCGTTAGCGTCAATGCCATTCTAAATTTATCTGTTGGTGATTATGTAGAGGCAAGACTAATACAAAATTCTGGTGGTTCACTCAATGCGCCAGGTGGAGTTGGGAACAATGTATTTTCAATATCTTATTTAGGAGCATAATATGATTAAATTTAATAAACCAGAAAACTTAAATGGCACAGAATTATTAGATGAATTAAATGCGGTTGGAATTAAAATTACTGAACCGCCATTAATTGATGGAAATGGCGATCTTTGGTTAAACATTGCAGCAAAAAATCAAGAAAAAGCAACAGCAATCGTAGCTGCTCATAATGGAACAATTGTTGCTTTAGACAAATCTGCTGAGAAAGCAGCAATTCTTGATCGTATTGGTTTAACAGCTGATGAACTAAAAACGATACTTGGCTAATGAAGGCTTGGTTATCTAAATCTGCGGTTCAACTTCGGGAGCAAGTTGATGATGCATTCATGGATCGCAGCAGGAAGTCTGATGGATGGATCGGTGATCTTAAGCATCAATCTAGAAAATCCGACCATAACCCATTACCATCAGGAGAAGTTTGCGCAATTGACATTGACGCTGGCTTATCTGACGAACAAGGGATTAGCCATGCTTTGGCAGATCAAATTCGACTTGCAGCAAAATCGGATAAGCGTATTTCGTATATAATCCATGCAGAAAAAATCTGCTCAGCAAGATCATTTTGGCGTTGGAAAAAATATACTGGAATTAATCCCCATCATCGGCATATCCATATTTCGTTCAAACCAAATCAATCAGGCGATTTTTTTAACATCCCACTACTAGGAGGCAAATAATGAAACTGACCAAGAAACACAAAGCAGCCATTAAGTCATATTTAAGAGCTGTTGCAGCTTCTGGAATTACTGTGGCTCTTGCAATTGCTGGAGATATTAAGCCTGAATATGCAGTATTGCTTGGCGCGTTAATTGCTCCCCTAATTAAAGCCATTGATCCTACTTCTGGTAAAGAGGTTGATTATGGTATCGATGCGAAATGACAGCAAACGATTGGGTCGCATTAGCCGTTGGTGGATGCGCAATCGCAAGCAGTTTATTGCTGGTTCTGCGCTGGGTTATTAAATCCTATCTAGCTGAACTTAAACCAAATGGTGGAGCATCAATAAAAGATCAAATCAATAGACTTGAAAAGCGTGTCGATGATCTCTTTATCCTAATCAGTAAGTCATAATTTCAATTATGGCGAACACACGAAAACCTATTAAACGCAAAAAGATCAATCGTCGCGTCGTTCGCCAATCTCCTGAGCCATTAACCAAAATTGATCAGCACTACATGGCTCTACACGAATGCTATAAAGCAGCCAGAAAAGCAGGATTTACGCCTGAACACGCTTTTTGGCTTATGACTGAACATAAAACTTTCCCTGATTGGATCGTAGGCGATGGCGGGATCATTCCTTCCATAGATCCAACTGACGATGAGGATGACGATTAAGCGATATCTGGTAATTTCAGATTTACAAATCCCATACCACCATGAAGCAGCTGTCAAAA